AGAATACAACTGCTAATTATGATTATGCAGTTAAACAATTAAGAGCAGATGCAGGTTTTTCAAATAATGCTGAAGTAAATATTACTATGTGGAAATCCAATGATGTAGGAACAAGTACACAAGAAGTACTAAATCAAATTTTATATTTATATAACTTTAATTTAAGTTCAGCATATTCTTTTATGCAACAAGAAATCAGCCAAAGAAGTGCTAGTGGTTTATTTAGAGGTAGGCAAGGTGGTGCTGTTCATACAGTAGCAAGTGCAAGTGATGGAATGTATTTCTATATGTCTAGTGGCAATATAGCAAGTGGAACTTTTACCTTATATAAGGTGGTGTAATTATGAGTGAATATGGATATATACCTGAAAGCCCTGAACAAAGCCCTTTTAATAATAAGGGAATATTTACGCCTAACGATATTTATGATTTAGTAAGATTAGACAAATGGACACCTGAACTTGGACAATTAGAATTAATTGAAACTCAATCTGTTAGTGGCGTAAGCACTTTTGATTTTACAGATTTGAAAGATTACAAGGTGCATTTTTTAACTTATAATGACTTGTTTAATTCAGATACTGCTAAGGGTTTTGCAATTAGATTATACGAAAATGATGTATTGGAAACAGGAAGTGTTTATTTACACGCACATCAAGATTGTAGAGCTGACGGAAGTTTTGCTGAAAATAGAAGTACAGGTGCTAGTCAATGGCAGTTCGCTAATAATACTTCAATAGGCACACACGCAAGAAGTAGAGCAAATGGATTTTTTTACTTTTATAATTTATTAGAGAGTTCAAAATATAGTTTTGCAACAAGCCACACAACAGGACTTAATAATTCAAATACAGCAGATTTTAGATTTGGAAGTTGGGTTTTACCACAAGCAAGTTATGTAAACAAAATTCAATTTATGGCTTATGATGCAGGAAATATAACAGGTACTTTTTCTTTATATGGCATAAAGGCATATTCATAATGGCTACTAACTTAGAATTTATAACTCAACTTACATCTAGTAGTGGCGTTAGTTATTTAGATACACCTAATTTATTTAGTGCAGATTATGATGTTTATTTTTGGACAATAACTGTTTTTGATGTTAGTGCAGATGAAGTTTTTGAAATGAAACTTTTAGACAGTTCTAATTCTGCTATTGCAACTAATTATTATTGGTCTAGTTTACAAATGAAATCTAATACAGGATTTAATGAGGCAGAAAATCATAATAGACCAAAAATTGATTTTATAGCTGAGCTTGACGGAGATGATGAAAAGACTATTGGGTTTAGTGGATATATTTTTAATCCTTATACATCAGACACTTATACAACAGGAAGTGTGCAAAGTTCAAGTTGTGATGGCAGTAATTTATTTGGCTCTAAGGGTATTTGGTTACATCAAAACGCAGAGCAAATAAATGGGTTAAGAATAGCACCACAATCCCCAGTAACAATTAGTCATCTTGTAGTAAACTTTTATGGGGTGAAATAATGTCAGGTAGTTTAAATTTAATTCAAAAAATAACTCTTTCTACACCAACAGCTAGTGCTGTATTGACAGGTATTGACAGTACCTATGATGTTTATATGGTAAGAATATCAAATATGCAACCAGTAACAGATAATAAAAATATGGTATTTCACATAACGAAATCTGGAAGTGCTGATACAACTTCAAATTATGACCACTCTTTCGAAAATTTAAAAGTAAATACATCATTTTCAACTTCTTCAGGCGAAAATGCTAGTTCAGCAACTTTTGCGTGGTCGCAGGGAAATGGAACAGGCGAAAAAGCTAGTGCAATTTTATATTTATTTAATTTTCCAAATGCAAGTGAGTATAGTTTTATAACAGTTGATAGTCATTGGCTTAACAATACGCCTGACTTTATGGGTGCTATTGGGGGAATAGTGCATACAGTAGCTTCGGCTTCAGATGGCGTTTCCTTTACAATGGAAAGTGCAGTAAATATAAATACAGGTGCTGAGTTTGCATTATATGGAATTACAAAATAATAAATGTTAAAGTAAAGAAAGGAGAAAATAATTATGGCAATAAAGACAATCGCACAATTTAGAACTGAAGCTACTTCAGAAATAGAAAGTGAAAAGCCACTGTATGCTCAAGTTAATAATGAACGAAGAGAGTTTACAGATGCAGAGTACGACCAAGCTATTGAAGATAGAGCTCAGTATAAATTAGATGAACAAGATAATGGTTATGTTAGAGCTAGATTAGAAGCTTATGCAAGTATAGGCGACCAGCTTGATATGTTATATCACGATATGACTGCTGGTAAGGGCGATAAGACTGGCGACTGGTATAAAGCAGTTAAGAAAGTCAAAGATGACAACCCGAAACCAAGCTAATGAAACTTGATGTTGTAAGGATTCAAAAAGGAATTGATGCTACTAATGGCATACTATTCGTTAATGGAATCTACGAATGCTACACTCTCGAAGACCAAACAAGAGAAGGTAGCAAGGTAATGAAAGAGACAGCTATACCATTAGGAGAGTATGAAATTAAATTTAGAACTGTTGGTGGTTTTGATTCAAAATATACTTCTCGTTATGGAGCTGACTGGCATAAAGGAATGTTAGAACTTCAAGATGTTCCTAACTTTCAATATATATTGATTCATACTGGTAATACAGATGAGCATACTGCTGGTTGTTTATTGGTAGGAGAAACTCAACAAGATTTAGATAAAGGCAAAGATGGTTTTGTTGGTGGCTCTGGAGATGCTTATAAAAAATTATATCCTAAAGTTAGAGATGCTTTACTCGCTGGAGAGAAAGTAACAATTAAATATTCTGACATAAATCTTGAAGAAGGTAAACAAGATGTATCTAATAAAGCAACAACTGATGTTGTATTGACATCAATGGTAGAAAGAAAGATGGATAAGATGTTGCAAGAAATAAATAACATAAAGTTAATAGTTACTAAGAAGGTCTTATAAAAATTAACTGCCCAAGTTGCAGTAATGATTTACTACTAACACCCAAAGGGTTTGTCTGTGGAAATAAAAAATGCTCACATTATAATCGAAGGCAATTTGGTGGTAAGATGTCTGAAGAAGAGTAATTTTTTAAAAGGAGAATTATTATGGCTAGTAAAAAATGGGTAGCATATTGGAAATTCATGATAGCTAAAGCTTTAAGAACTGGAATGCAGTCAGCAATCGGAGTTTATCTTTCAGCTAACATGGGAATCATTGATGCAGACTTAGGACAAGTTCTTTTAGTTAGCTTTGCAACTTCAGCATTGACTGTGTTGCAACACGCATTAGAACAATACAAACCAAAAGCAACTTACGAAGCATAAAGGTTTGGTTGTGGAAGTAGATGTAAAGCAAATTGTTGCTGGTGTAATGACTGCAATAATTTTAAGTTCTTTAGGATTTGTATTTAACAATATAGATAAATTAAAAACTGAGAATGCAGAACAAAGAACAGAGATAAAAGAAATTAAAAAAGATTTAGAAGAAGCTGAAGATGATATTGATACATTGAGAGCGATGCACAATGACATACTTTGGCAGTTAGGTGGTAGTGGATAATGGATTGCTGTGGCAACTGTAACTGTGGAACTGTCTAATTATTGATTAAGAAACTATACAATGTATTAATTGTATTATGTTTAATTTATCCAACTCCAATAGTTTTTGCAGATGAAACTACAACAACAACTACGACAACAACAACTACGACTACTATCCCAGAAGGAGAAGTTGAACAAGTAGAAACATTTGATGGTACAACTACCACCACGACTACAACAACTGTGCCAGAAAACACTTCTACAACGACTACAAGCAGTACTACAACGACAACAACTACTACAACTATTCCAGATGAGTATGAACAATCTACTGATATGGTTATTCCACAAGACCAACTGGACTTGAATGGAAACGAAGTAGAAAATAATATTGATTACAACAATACTTGGTCTGGTCAATATGGTTGTACTAACTATTGTATAAACATTGAGTACCAACAACATAATGGAGCTTCTGGGTCTTATGAATTTGATTTACCAGAGACAACAACTGTTGATGAAGAAGAACTTGAAATAGAAATATATGAAGTTGGATTTACTATTGGAGCTTTAAACAATCAAGCTGAAGTAACTTATACACATACAGATACAACAACTCAAACAAATACTATTGATGCTCAACAATTTGTTTCGGCTCAGACAATGTATGAAGTGGTTGTTTACAATATCAGAACAACATTAGATACATTTATAGATAAATTTACTCTGACATTAAATGACTGGACTTTAGTAGATGATATTTCTTTTAAATACATTCAACCAACTACAACTACAACCACTACTACAACAACTACTTTGCCACCATTTATTGCAGAGCCAGAGCCAATGCCAGAGCCAGAGCCAATGCCAGAGCCAGAGCCAGAAGTGTTCGTAGTAATATTAGAATCTGGAGAAGAAGCAGAGTATTTAGAACATGAAATTGAAGATGGAACAGTCGAAAGAGATAATGAAAGACAAAAGAACGAAGAATTGTATGGAGTTGCACTAACAGATGAACAGATTGAGAGAGGAGATTTAGAACTATATGACATCGAAGTTACTGAAGAAGATATGGAAGAAATCGGAGAAGAGTTTTTTGATGATGATGATTTATATGTTGATATGGAAGATGAGTTTATTGATGAAGAATATATTGAACTTACTGAAGAAGAGTATGAAGAACTTGAAAAACAAATGGAGCTCGATGCAAAAGCTCTTGAGTATGAAGAAGAAATGGAGATATATGAATTTGAAACTAAAGAAGAAGCAGAATTATTTATTGAAACAATTCTTGAAGTGGAAGAATATCTTGAAGAGCTGGAAGACTTTGAACAAGAAATTATTATCATTGAAGAAGAAATAGATTTAATAGATATATTTGTTGATAATGATTTATTTCCACCAAAAGAAGAAGATGTTTTAGAAGATTTAGAAAGCATACAAGATGAACTTATTGAAAATGAAATTGATATTGAAGAAGAAGTATTTACAGATGATACTCTTCCTTTGGAAGAAGAAGAATTACTTGATGAAGAAATACTTACTGAAGAAATTGCAGAAGAAGTTGCTGAGCTAGAAGAAGTAGTTGAAGAAATAATTGAAATAGATATTCCAGAAGTATCTGAAGAAGAACTAGAAGAATTTACTGAAGAAGAGTTAGAAGAATATGAAGAAGCTAAAGAAGAAGCCATTGAAGAATTTGTGGAAGAGCTTGAGACTGAAGAAGTGGTTGAGATACTCGAAGAAGTTAATGATGTCGGATTGGAGAATCTTGAATCTGTTAGCGAAGAAGTTATTGAAGTTGTAGCGAAGGTAGTCGAAGAAGTAATCAATGTTGTTCAAGAAGATATAGAAGAGCTCTCTGATGAACAAGTCGAAGTCGTAGCTGAAGTGCTCGGCTTTGAAGAAGAAGATGATGTTCAAGTTGTTGCAGAACTTGCTCAAGAAGATGAGAATGTTGAACAAGCTGTGGAAGAATTTGTAGAGAGAGCTGTGGAGTTCGCAAAGAAAGATACTGACCAAGAATATACTCTTGCTGATGCGATAGTCGAAGTACAAGTAGAAGAGTTCATTGCCGACCCAATAGGTGCTATTATAGAAATCGAATTACAAGAAATAGATTTTAAAAATATTGGAAATGATATGACTGAAGATAGCAAAGAGAAAGCACAGGAAGTTGTTGTGCCAGTTCTTATAACTAGGATTGTCTCACTAGCTTCATTTGTATTTAGGAAGACAGCATGATTAAGAAATTATTTAACTGGATAGTAACAGCAGTGAAAGAGACTTTGAATTTATCATGGACTCTGGTCGGTCTCATTATTGCAGTTCTAACCTTGAGTGGCTCGGCAAGAGACATAACTTTACTTGCAACAGTAATTACTCTCGGTGTTTGGTTAGTAACAATCAACTTTAGAAAATGACAAATCAAAATGGCTACACCCAAAAGGAGATGCTCCAACTTCTTCTTGATGGTCAGAACAGATTGCATGACAGAATAGATGAGCTCGAAGATAAGGTCGATACAAAAATTGGAAGACAAGAACTTTTCGGTTGGGTAACTGCTGGAGTAGTCTTACTTGCATCGGTCATGTCAGTCTTAACCTAAAATCTATTTATGGTATTTTGTACCATAATACATTTTTATAAGTGGTAAAAGTTGCACGATTTTTGTCCAAAATTGCAATATCAACAAAAAAAAATAAAAAAATTTTTTAGCCATATTTGAGCTTATTTAAGCCAATAGTTATAGGGTCTAATATATGAACTAATCCTATATTCTTCTGTATGCCTAATTTGAAATTTGCAATCTCTGATTATGTTGAATATAATTTCAGTATGAAATAAACAAATCGGTTAAGAACTCCCAGAACGAACTCTGGTAATTCCCAAAAATGAGTCTGAAAAGCTGACAGTCAAAAGCTGAAAAAATCCAACTCGTTCTGATACAGTACCAAAATCGTGTCAAGCATTCTCAAAAGTAAGTGGGTCGTTTAGACACAATGATTTCATCGGTAGTAAGGCGAATAAGTCCGAAGTCTGTTGTTAAGGAGATGAGCTCTGGACAGT